GGACAAGTGTCCCCGTTATTCGGTTTCCAATCCTCTCCATGTGTATGGGATTGGCGTGTTGGGTTCGATCGTTGCCAAGGCAATGATTGCTTTTTTCATTCCCTCGATGGTCTTGGCACGCTCGTCGGTGGGGTCTATTGCCTGCTGTGCCTCGGCGCTTTGTAGTTCTGATTCGGTGCGTCTCATCAAGCGGTCTTTGAGTAGGATGAATAGGTCTTCGGGTATGGTGCGGACAAAGGGTTCTTTGTGCTTTGTCTTGGCTTTGCGTGGGATGTCCGCAAACATGGCGTAGATTCTGTCCTTGATCTTTTGCGGAACCCAGTCCGCCCAATGTATGGCGTTTGGTTTAACGTCACTTGGTAAAATCTTCTTTTGATTCTGATACAGGGAAAAATCTGATTTCAGTTTGTCGAGCACCATTGAGTACGCTCTGAGCGCCATGACTCGTGGGTCTTCGTTGTCGGTGCTTTTGTAGTTGAGCATTGAGCGAATGATCTTGCGCTCGATCATGAGGGGTTGCGTGAGTTGTGACCAGTAGAGCTTGAGTTGGGTGCGTTTGCCTTTCTCGCTTCTGAGTTGTGCCTTCTGATCGGCGACTATGCGCTTGATGTGTTCTCGTTCGGCGTCGGTCATTCGACGTTCGCCTAGTAGATTATGTAATTCGTTTTCGGAAAAATCCATGTAATGTTTGTATCTCATTTGACAAAATCTCCTTGATGTGGGATACCTATCCATGATAATGGCAACTATCCAATGGTACTGGACACGCTGAGTGTACCATAAACACTAGCTTTGCGAGTGACCGTGTCCGCATATATAGCGATTTTAAAAAGAGCTATTACCTTAAGACCAAAGCATGGGCTTGAGCAAGGGTAAAAGCATGGACGTGTATACGGATACTTTCCTATATATATAAATACATTTAAAAAGTTATATATATGGGACTGGTCATTCGGAACGCTAGCATTGGCGGGGCTTGAAACGTGTACGCGTATGTGCGGATAGTTGCCAAAATGATGGATATGCATGGATAGGTGGAAAAATCTCAGAATAGGGACATTTGTCCCCGTTTAAGTGGCGTTGTTTGATTTTTCCATTCTTGCCAAGACAAAATCTTGGTGGCTTGGTAATATGCAAAGTCTACCTTTCTTAGTTCTTCGAGCGTCACGAGTTGCTTGCGTAGCTCGGCGAGTTGAGCTTTGATGTGTGGGGGAGCGATGTGTTTTAGTTGCATGATTACATCCAGTATGAGTAGGGAAGGTCAGAGTAGATGCCTGTGATTTCGTCTAGATCGGCAGGCGTGAGTTTGTCATGTAGGTCTTCAAGGCAATAGCCGAGTTCGTGCCCTGCGCTAAGCTCGGCATCGAGGAACAAGAATAGTAAGACTGAAGAATAGTTAATAGGTTGCATGATTTTTCCCTTTCTTAGATTAAACGATGAGCGATGACGGACATGGGGCGTTTGTTGCGTACGCCCTCGAAATATGCGTGGAACATGATTGACTTGATTTGGTTTACGATTCGTTTTGACATGATAGATACTCCCTTGGTTAATTGATTAGACATAAAACAAAACAGCGCAGGAAGCTCTCGCCCCTGCGCTGTGGAAACAATGGGGACAAGTGTCCCCATTACTCAAATGCAACACTCGCCTTCACTTCAGCAAGCAATGCATTGAATTGGTCTCTGGTCAACCCAGCGTCAAAGATAACATCGAGCACATCGGTCAACACACGCTTGGGCACGGCAACCTTCTCGGTGCTCGAATTAGATTGGATGCCTGCTATGTCCGATGACAAACGATTCAAAGCCTTGCGACAAGCCTCGTAGTTCTTCGATGTGCTGTCGAGCACTTTCGTGCCTTGCGCTTTGCCTTTGCCGTCAACGACAGGGCAACCGAGCTTGCTTGCAACGTGCGGCAACAGAGTTGCCCGCACAGTCTCGTAGCTCTTACGCTTGAGTTGCGTACGCAATTCATTGATAGCACGCTGATAGTCGCCTACGGCTTTGAGCGCATCGTGAACAAGTTGTTGTATAGATTTCATTTGCTTACTCCTGATTGAATGGGGACAACTGTCCCCGTTGTTGATGAATGTTAGAACTAAACTACTGCTCTAACACTTTCAGTATCGCATTACGGGGGTTGCAGGAAGGTCAGAAACGGCGTGGCTTTGCCCCCACCTACCCCCCACCAACCGACTATTGGGAGAGCCTACCATCCGACACTGAACACTGTTCCATAACCATGTCAAGTATTTCTGTAATACCTTTGTACTACCCACCCACTATTTTATAAAATTTCAAAACATCATTGTCTAACATTAGACATGTAGTATACTTTGCGGGTGTTGGACGTTAAGCCAGCATTCGAGGATGTCGACGCGCAGATTTTTCTGGCTTTCCACTGCGCCATAGTTGAAGACCGAATCGAGTCCAACACACCCAAAAAAAAGCCCCGGAGAACCGGGGCAAAGGTTTCTTTACAAAAACCAAGAGAGAGAAAGCAAATGGCAACTGCTTGCACATTTACCGAAATATAGTGTACATTATTACTAACGAGGTTACAAGAGCCTACGCATGTTAGATCACTTACTTGATTTTGAACCAGAGGTGTCTGGGCACAAAGAGGGCTTTACGCCCTTGGATAAAGCTACGCCTACAGAAACCATAGACGCCAAGGTTAATACTTTGGACTGGTTAAAGTCTCAGGGTGTAGTAGATTCAGATCAATTGGCAACAGAGTTAGACACCAAGGCAGCGCAGAAGTCGTTTGCAAATATTGTCTCAGCCGCACCACACGAAGTTACTCACACGGCACTCGCCGAAGTAAAGACCCCACAAGCAGTGCAACATTTAGTTGGTATGCTGACTGCATATGACTGGGAGTTTGTGGAGCAGGCCAAGCAGATACGTAGCTACGCTGTTGCCAAGATACTAGAAGAGGTTGAGAACCCCAGCGCCAATATACGCCTCAAGGCGTTGGCACTGTTGGGCAAGGTCACAGAGATTGGGCTCTTTACAGAGAACATCAAAGTCGAGAAGACTGAGATGAGCGACAGCGAGCTTGACCAACGCATCAAAGACAAGCTGAATAAGTTCATGGACATTGCAGACGCACTGGCCCCCACGGATGACATAACCGACATAAGTATCAATGGATCTATCGAGCATCACGAGCCTGACGCCGCTTGAAGCAAAGCTCATCCAAAAGAATCTCCCCAACATGACAAAGGAGGAGAAGCTGGAGCTATTTGCGGATTTAGAAGAACGTGAGAAGCGCGCCACACTACTGGCAGCGCAAAGCAACATACTGGGCTTTGCCAAGGCGGTATACCCCGGATTCAAAGTAGGCCCCCACCACAGGAAACTTGCAAAGATATTTGAGGATGTCATTGCAGGGAATAAGAAGCGCGTTATCATTAACATAGCACCGCGTCACGGTAAGTCCGAGTTCTCATCATATTTGTTCCCTGCGTATTTTCTGGGCAAGTTCCCAGAAAAGAAAATTATCATGGGCACGCACACTGCCGGTTTGTCTGAAGACTTTGGACGCCGAGTTCGTAACTTAATTGAATCCGAGGAATACCATGAAATTTTCCCTACGACACAAATTGCGGAGGATCAGAAGGCGGCTGGTAAATGGTCTACATCGTCTGGAGGTCAGTACTATGCAGCCGGTGTCGGCGGCGCTTTGGCTGGCCGCGGGGCTGATCTGTTTGTTATTGATGATCCTCATTCTGAGCAGGACGTAAAGACAAACTCCAGACTTGCATTTGATACGGCATGGTCTTGGATCCAAACGGGTCCCTTGCAGCGTTTGATGCCGGGTGGTGCGATCATAGTCGTTATGACGCGTTGGTCTCTCTTGGATCTTACGGGCAAGTTGATTGACTACCAGATCAGAAACCCAGAAGCGGTGCCGTGGGAGATTGTGGAGCTGCCAGCCATATTAAATGAGGGCACAGAAGACGAGAAGAGTCTGTGGCCCGAGCAGTGGCCACTCGATGCGCTAAAGAAGATCAAGGCATCCTTGGATCCAAGGTACTGGAACGCCCAGTACATGCAACAGCCCACATCAGATACAAGCGCGATCATCTCTAGGAAACATTGGCGCATATGGGAAGCGGATGAGCCACCACAGTGTGACTACATTATCCAGTCTTGGGATACGGCGTTTGAGACCAAGAACAATTCGGACTATTCCGCTTGCACAACATGGGGCGTCTTCTACAATGAAGAGGAGCACGATCAAGCGCAAATCATATTGCTTGACGCGTTCAAAGACAGAATGGCATTCCCAGAACTGAAAGCCGTAGCGCTTAAACATTGGAAAGAATGGCAACCCGATGCATTCATTGTGGAAAAAAAGGCTGCTGGAGCTCCACTCATACAAGAACTCAAAGCAATGGGAATACCTGTCCAAGAGACCAATCCGAGCCGCGGCAATGATAAGATGGTGCGGCTTAACGCTGTGTCTGACCTCTTTGCCAGTGGAATGGTCTGGGCCCCCGATACAAGATGGGCAAAAGAAGTAATCGAAGAGGTCGCCGCATTCCCAGTTGGCGAGAACGATGACTATGTGGATACTACCTCACAAGCGTTAATGAGATTTAGACAAGGCGGCTTTATTTCGTTAGACTCGGATGAGAAGGACGAGCCAGCATATTGGCGTCGCAGATCAGCAGCTTATTATTAAGGAACATCATGGCAACAAGTAGTTTTGATAAAGCACTCAACCAAGCTCCATTGGGTTTGGACTCCCTAGTACCCGGCGACGAGCCGGACATTGAGATTGAAGTTGAGAATCCCGACGCGGTACATATTAGCGCCGACGGCATGGAGATTGACTTAAACCCAAAAGACTCCACACAAGGTGAAGAAGAGTTTGACGATAACTTGGCTGAGTACATGTCACCAAGCGTGCTCTCCACAGTGGCTGGGGATTTGGATTACGACATCGACCAAGACAAAGCATCCCGCAAAGAGTGGGAGAAGGCATATGTCGAGGGACTCAAACTCTTGGGACTCCAGATGGAGGAGCGCACAGAACCTTGGGACGGTGCTTGTGGTGTGTTCCACCCCATGATTACGGAAGCGGTTGTACGCTTCCAAGCTGAGATGATAACGGAGACATTCCCAGCCCAAGGCCCAGTGCTGAGCAAAATCATCGGTAAAGAAACTCCTGAGACACGGGAGGTAGCAATAAATGTGCAAGATGATATGAACTACGAGCTCACAGAAGCGATGCCTGAGTACAGGCCAGAGCACGAGCGCATGTTGTGGTCACTGCCCTCAACCGGTTCAGCATTCAAGAAAATTTATTTTGATCCCAACTTGGGTAGGCAGGTAGCAATGTTTGTGCCAGCAGAAGATATTATTCTGCCATACGGTGCAACAGATATGGATACATGCCACCGCGTGACCCACGTCATGCGCAAAACCAAGAACGACATTCTCAAACTGCAAGCTGCGGGTTTCTACTTAGATATAGAGTTGCCGGACCCTTCGCGCCAAAAGGATGACATCAAGCAAGCCAAAGATAAAGAGACTGGGTTTAGCGATCTGAACGATGACCGCTATACGTTGTATGAGTGCCACGTGGACTTGGATTTGGATGGTTTCCAAGACGTTGATGAGGATGGTAACGAGACTGGGATTGCGTTCCCATATGTTGTCACACTAATTAAAGGCACAAACACTATCCTCTCAATACGACGTAACTGGAAGGAAGGCGATGCGCTCAGACTCAAAAGACAACACTTTGTCCACTACCAATACATCCCGGGGTTCGGCGCTTACGGGTTTGGTTTATTCCATCTCATCGGCGGTTTCGCGAAGTCGGCGACCAGCATTATGCGACAGCTCGTTGATGCGGGAACTCTATCGAATCTACCGGGTGGCCTCAAGTCCAGAGGATTACGCATTAAGGGTGATGACACACCTATTGCTCCGGGAGAATTTCGAGATGTCGATGTCGCCTCTGGCAACATAAGGGACTCCATCTTACCGCTCCCATATAAGGAGCCAAGCAACGTATTGTTCAATCTGTTGAACCAGATTGTGGACGAGGGACGTCGTTTTGCTGCAACAGCCGATATGCAAGTATCGGACATGAATGCGCAAGCCCCCGTCGGAACGACTTTAGCTCTTCTTGAGCGCCAGCTAAAAGTACTTACGGCAGTTCAAGCCCGCGTACACTTTGCTTTAAAGCAAGAGCTAAAGCTATTAAAAAATATCATCCGTGATTACACCGACCCCGACTACACATACGATCCAGAGTATGGTGGCCGCAAGTCTAAGCAAGCGGATTATGACAAGGTTGATATTATTCCCGTGTCGGATCCCAATGCCGCCACACTCTCTCAGCGCGTGGTGCAGTATCAAGCGGTCATGCAAATGGCACAACAAGCCCCACAGATTTACGATCTGCCACAACTGCATCGCTCAATGTTAGACGTGTTGGGTATTAAGCACGCAGACAAATTGGTGCCATTGCCAGATGATATGAAACCCACAGACCCAGTGTCTGAGAACCAGATGGTGCTCAAGGGTAAACCACTCAAAGCATTCCAGTACCAAGATCACCAAGCGCACATGGCAGTGCACAACTCCTTGATTAACGACCCAATGATCGCGGCAATGGTTGGGCAAAACCCACAAGCGCAAATGATTATGGCAGCTCTTCAAGCGCACATGGCTGAGCACATTGGGTATATGTATCGCCAACAAGTAGAACAACAACTTGGTATGGCTTTGCCACCCGAAGACGAAAAGCTCCCACCAGAAGCAGAGTTTGCGTTGTCAAGCATACTTGCACAAGCGGCCAATCAAGTCATGCAACAAGGTCAAGCAGCAGCCGCACAGATGCAAGCGCAACAACAACAGCAAGATCCTGTTGTACAAATGCAACAGCAAGAGTTGGCC